AACTCATTTGGCGCACGTAACGTAGATATTGAAAAGTATGACTATGGTGTGCAGGTAATTTCTGCTTGGTTTGTACGTCAGTATGAGAATGAATACAATCCGTTGCATATTCACACGGGTTCTAAACTTTCTTGTGTAGGCTACCTTGCATTGCCAGATGGCATAGAGGATGAGTGGGAAGAAGATTATAAAGATCATCACCCTTCTCATGGTCACATTCAATTTGCACATGGAACATCATCAGGTTATAACAGCACTAATTTTCTGGTAAAACCACAGGTAGGAGACTTTTATATCTTCCCTTCTGAACTGTTTCACTGTGTATATCCATTCACCACTAAGGGTGAACGCAGGTCTTTTAGTATGAACTTGAATTTTCTTGAGATAGAAAAACAAAAAAAGACTTGACATACAATAGAATATTAGTATAACTATACATACTAAGAGGTGAAAGCAGCTTAATTACCTGCTTTTACACAATCCGCAAACATCCAATCTAATATAGATTACCTGATATACTTGGCCTGTTGAATGTAACGGGGGCCACCGTTGCACGATACACACCCTACGTTGTCAGCCCTGTGATTACGATGGAATGGTTTGCATCTGTACAATGCTATAATAGGAGATAACAATGGCATTTTCCACTGCAGCAGGTTATGGCAACCTGCCGAATGGTAACTTCTCCCCTATTATCTACTCCAAACAGGTGCAACTTGCATTCCGCAAGGCATCGGTAGTAGAAGCAATCACCAATAACGACTACTTTGGTGACATTGCTAACATGGGCGACCAAGTTAACATTATCAAAGAGCCAGAGATTACGGTTAAGACCTACTCTCGTGGCGAGACTATCCAACCGCAAGACCTTGATGATGAGCAGTTTACCCTGCTTATTGATAAGGCTAACTACTTTGCATTCAAAGTAGATGATATTGAAGAGGCTCACTCTCATATCAATTTCCAAGAACTAGCATCTAACCGTGCAGCTTACCGTCTGTCAGACCAGTTTGACCAAGACGTGCTTGGTTATATGTGCGGCTTCAAGCAGTCTGCAATTCATAGCGCACCTGATACAGCAAACACCACATCTAACGGTGTAAAGGCTGTCTCAACTGCTGCGACTAACGAATTGCTTGCTTCTATGCTTGTTGACGCTGCTGACTTTAACGGCGGTACTGCTAACAACTCAATCGTTGTTAAGCCTCGTGCTGGTGGCGATAGCTTGAATACTACTACTGCTAACGCAACTCCACTCTCCGTTATTTCTCGCATGTCTCGTAAGATGGATCAACAGAATGTTGAGTCTTCAGGACGTTGGCTTGTAATTGACCCTGTGTTTGCTGAACTACTGCGTGACGAAGACTCACGCCTCATGGATGCAGACTTTGGTGGTCAGACTTCAGGTCTGCAGAATGGTCTTATTCTGAACAACGTACATGGATTTAAGGTCTACGTTTCTAACAACCTTCCTTCCATTGGCGATGGTCCTACTGGCGCAACTGCAACTGGTTCAACACACTTTGGTGTGATTTGTTCTGGTCATAGCGGCTCAGTGGCTACTGCGGAGCAGATTAATAAGACTGAGACATATCGTGATCCTGACAGCTTTGCTGACATCGTTCGTGGTATGCATTTGTATGGACGCAAAATTCTACGCCCAGAGGCTCTGACTCGTGCGTTTTATGTGTCTGGTATATAGGGGGAATAAATCATGGCAACAGTTGATCTTTCTATCGCCCAAACTGGCAACACGCCACGTGGTCGTAAACCTTACTATGTCCAGAACTCTGTCAATTTTGCGACAGCCGCATCTAGCAAAGGTACTGCACTTGCAGCATCTGATGTTATTAAGGCTATTACCGTTCCAGCTAACACACTGATCCTTCATGCAGGATTTGAGGTGACTACTGCTCACGCAGGTACGTCTACCGATACTGCATTTGACTTTGGTGTAACGGGTGGTGACGTTGATAACTTTGTTGACGGCTTTGACTTTGACGGTGCATCGGCAGGTGATTACTCACCACAAGCAGCAGCCTTTAATCCTGTAATTGTAGGTGGAACAGCAGATACAATTGATATCCTGCTCCAAGCAATGACAGGTACGACTACTGCAGGTGTGGTACGTTGTTACGCTGTCTTGATGGACATTGATGATGTAGGTTCACTAGGTGCTGACGAAGTAGATCGTGACACACTAGCTTAACCGAATAGAGGGGCAGCGTCTTACGTTCCCTGTTTATGTTGCCCCTCTAGCTTTTAAGGACGCACAATGGCTGAAACATTTCTTACATTAACAAATAAAGTGTTAGTTAAATTAAACGAAGTAGAGTTGACTTCTGCTAATTTTAGTTCAGCACGTGGTGTTCAAGTTCAAGCACAGAATGCTGTTAATGAAGCTGTTCGTTACATAAATCAACGAGAGTTTAATTATCCATTTAATCATTCTACTAATACAGAAACTTTAGTACCCGGTACTGTTAGATACAGTATACCAACAACAGCAAAAACAGTAGACTACAATACATTTAGAATATCTAAAGATAGTGATAACGCTATTACGGGTGGAAGATTACATATTCAAGAATACAATGAATATATAAATAACTTTATAGATCAAGAAGATGAAATAGTGTCTACAACACTAAATGGTTCACACTCTGATTCTGTAACAACATTAACACTAACATCAACAACAGGTTTTGACGCCACAGGTAAAGTTTATATTGGTAGTGAAATTATAACCTATACAGGCATACTAGGCAATGATCTTACTGGTTGTACAAGAGGTGCGGAAAGCACAACAGCATCAGCACATGCAAGTGGTGTTAAAGTAGCACAGTTTGATACAGGTGGAGAGCCTCGTTTTGTAATTAGGACATTAGATAACAATTATTTATTGTTTCCTTTTCCTGATAAAGAGTATACTTTAAAATATGATTTCTTTACGTTCCCATCAGATATGTCTGCTCATGGTGACACAACAACTATACCCGATAGATTTTCTCCTGTTATTATAGATGGTGCTGTAGCTTTTGTGTATCAATATCGTGGCGAAACACAACAGTACGGTATTGCCTTTGCTAGATTTGAACAAGGCATTAAAAATATGCAAACACTCTTAGTAAATAAATTTGAGTATGTTAGATCAACATATATACCATACACAGGAAACTCAAGAAGTTCTAGTAACGTAAGGGCTAACTAATGTCAGCAGTACAACCTACCGCATTTAACTGTGAGGGCGGTTTAATACTAAATCGTTCTACTTTTTTAATGCAACCGGGTGAGGCATTAGAACTACGTAATTTTGAGCCAGATATTGAGGGTGGCTATAGAAGAATTAGTGGGTTCTCTAAGTATGTATCTGCTGTAGTTCCACAAACTGCATCTGCCTCAGAAAAAGTTCTTATGGTAGCTACGTTTGGTAGCAAGGTGTTAGCAGCCAGAGGCACATCTATATTTAGTGCAGACCCCGGTGGATCAAGTTGGTCGTCTATTGATAGTGGTAGAACAGGCGCAGGTATATATAACTTTGAACGCTTTAACTTTGATGGCACAGATAAAATAGTTGTGGTTGATGGTGCAAATGCACCTACTGTATTTAACAGTTCATTATCTGCAACAGATGTAAGTGAAAGCGATGTAGCTGGTGCTAAGTTTGTTGCAGCATTTAAAAACCATATGTTTTATGCTGGTAAATCTACCATACCACAGACTATAGTATTTAGTCAGCCAGCAGATGAAGATGCCTTTAGTAGTGGTTCTGGTGCTGGCACTATTAATGTAGACGACACTATAACAGGACTTAAAGTTTTCCGTGAAGATTTGTTTATCTTTTGTGAAACTCGTATATTTAAACTAAGTGGCACGTCAAGTTCTAATTTTGTTATAGTTCCTGTTACACGTGACATTGGTTGTATAAATGGCAACACCATTCAAGAATTTGCTGGTGATCTTATCTTTCTTGGCCCTGATGGGTTGCGAACAATTGCAGGTACAGCAAGGATTGGTGACGTGGAACTTGGCACTATAAGTTCTAATGTACAGTCTATATTTAATGATAACATTAGTAGTGCGTCAGAGTTTACGTCTACCGTTATACCTGACAAAACACAATATAGAATATTTTTTACAAAGTCTACCGTTGCGGAAAATCTTAGTAAGGGTATTATTTGTGTACTAAAAGGACAAAAGTTTGAGTTCTCTGAACTGCAAGGAATACGTCCAGCCTCTACAGATAGCTTTGTATCTGAAGGTAATGTAATTGTTTTACACGGAGCGTACTCAACAGGATATGTTTATAGGCAAGAGTCTGGTAATACATTTGACGGTACTGTAATATTTGGAC